TGAAGCATTCAGGAGGGCGACACAACATGCTGAAGGAGTGCAAACAGGCGCTGAGGATCACAACTGACGCCTACAACGGGGAGCTGTGCTCGCTGATGGAAGCGGCGGCGAGGGATCTGGAAATCGCCGGCGTGATCATTCCGGGCGTGGTCTCCTTCCATGAAGAGGAACAGACAGAGGAACAGAATACGGTGACGGTGACCGTGGACGACAGCAGCATGGACGACCCGCTGGTAAAGCGGGCCATCTTCACGTATGTGCGGATGCATTTCGGCAGCCCGGCGGACTTCGACCGGCTGAGGGAAAGCTACAACCTGCAGAAAGTCCAGCTGATGCACGCGGAAGGCTACACCGACTTTGGCGGTGATGGCGAATGATGCGGGCAGACGTGATTGACCTGGTCACCGAGAACGCGGGCACGCACGGAGTGCACGACACCGTGACGGAAACGGCGCGGACAGTCTTCTGCACGGTACAGAGCGTGACCCGGAACGAGTTTTACAACGCGATGAACGCGGGCGTGCAGCCGGAATGGGTTTTCGTGCTGGCGCTGGCGGAAGACTACCAGGGGGAACGGGTGGTCCGGTACAAGGGGCAGAAGCTCCGGGTAGTCCGGACTTACGTGACCGAGGATGACGGCATCGAGATCACCTGCGAAAGGAGTGACGTGAATGGCACGGAGTAGATCGCTGAGGTCCACGCCGGCGCCTGAACCCGTCACCGTTGACGCGGTGGACCTGCTGGTGAACAAGCTGAACACCATCGGCGGGATCTCGTTTGTGCGGGACGCCTGGGAGAACAAAGCGCCGGAGAACTACGGCGTGGTGGAAATGGACGCGCAGAGCAGCGCCATGTGGGCGGACAACAAACTGCAGGAACAGGTATTCCGGCTGAAAGTCCACCTGTACGCGAAGGGCGGCAGCAATGCCTGGATCGCGGATATCCAGGAGAAACTGGCAGAGGCCTGCGACTGGTACAACTTCCTCCAGCACGAGTTCCTGTATGACATCAACAAGAACCACTGGACGTGGGACTGCTACATTGTCGGCCCGCTCCAGTGGGAAGAGACGCCGGGGGTGAGCTGATGGCCAGATGGATTGTGGAAGACGTCGGCCGGTCCGTGCTGGACGCGCTGGACAGTGAAACCAACCGCCGGATCAGGCGGGAAATGGTGACGAACGGCGCCAAGGTGCTGGTGAAGGAGATGCAGGAAACAATCCAGGAACGGCACCACATCCGCAGCGGCGGCATGAAACAGGGCGTCGCTGCCGGGGCGGTCTACGAGGACATTGACGGGACTTCCGTGGATGTATGGCCCCAGGGCGAAGACCGGCGGGGCGTGAGCAACGAGATGAAGGCAAAGATCATCAACTACGGCTTCTACCACGTTGCGAGCGGCAAGAGACAGAAAAAGACGGACTACTTCCTGAACGACAAGTTCCGGAAAAAGTGTGCACCGAGGATCGTGGCTGTTATGCAGGCCACTCTCTCGAAATGCATGGAAGAATTAAACAGGTAGGAGGGTAAAACCTATGGCAAGAATCGGTTTGAAAGGCCTGACCTACGCCACGATCAGCACCGGCGGCGAGGGTTCCGCGGTACAGTACACCGGCGGAAGCACCAAGGGAGACATGATGATCCGGGCGGACGTCACGCTGAACCATGAAGACGTGAAGCTGTTCGCTGACAACCACACGGTGGAACGCGCGAACGGCGTGGTCGGCGGCACCATCGCCCTGGAACTGGCGAAACTGCCCGCTGACGTGCAGGAAGCCCTGCTGGGCTATGTGGCCAACGGCAACGTGCTGACGGTGAACGAGGACCCGGCGCCCTATGTCGGCTTCGGCTACGTGGTCGGCGAGATCGCCGGCGGCCAGAAGTCCTATGTGGGCTACTGGTTCCCGAAGGTCCAGTTCGGCCTGGACAATGACAGCGCCAGCACCAAGGGCGACAACACCGAGTTCCAGACCAACAGCCTGACGGGCGAGATCCTGGGCGTGGTGACCACCACGGGCGGCAAGGCGGAGTTCTACTATAAGGACACCGAGACGTCCGAGACCACCGCCATGGCCTGGGTGAAGGGCAAGGCAGGCATCAGCTGATGACAACGGGGCGGAGGGAAACCTCCGCTCCGGCTTTTTGCGCGAAAGGAGAGGAAAGGAATGGCAAAGGTTACCGTTAACGGAAAGGAATATGGGCTCCGGTTCGACCTGTACGCTATGGAACAGATCGAGGAGGAGTTCGGCAGCGTGAAGGACAGCTTCGAGGCCCTGAAGGGCGGGAAGCAGATCAGGACGACCAGGAAGCTTTTCAAAATCCTGGCGAACAGTTTCCTGAGCTACGGCGGGCAGGAGGAGACCGTGACGGGAAACGAGATCCTGCATGCCGGCATGGAGGAAGTGATGGAGATCTCCGATGCCATCAGAAATGCCATCGCGGAGGGCTCCAAGAGTGAGACCACAGGCGGGAATGAGGCGGACGACAGCGTCCACGACATCTACCTGGAGGCAATTGAGAAGCAGGAAAAAAACTGAGCAACCGGCGCGGGACGCGGTGCCGTGAATACTACGGATACGCGCTCGTCGCCGGGATCGATTTAGATAAGGCCCGGCGGCTGATGCCCGGATTCATCATGGACATGTTCAAGATCCGGGCGGAATACGACGTGCGGGTGAACGGCGTGAAGATCGCAAAGCGGAAGCTGATGGGGGGATAAGGCGTGCCGGGAAACGACATCAAACAGAAGATCGTCCTGGAGGGCGAAAAAGAATATAACAAAGCGCTATCGGAAGCCAGGCGGAACCTGAAGACCCTGAAAAGCGAACTGAAGGCCGAGACCGCCGAGCTGGGGCGGAACGCCACCGAGCAGCAGAAGAACGAGACACGGATCAAGAGCCTGCAGAAACAGATCAAAGAGCAGGAAAAGATCGTCAAGACCTACAAGGAAGCGCTGGACCAGGTCAGGGAAAAATACTCCGACAACGAAGACGCCATCGCCAAGTGGGAACAGAAGCTGAACTACGCCCGGGAATCCCTGGCGAACATGAAGAACGAGCTGGACGGCGTCGGGCAGAGCTTCAAGGATGTGGAGAACAGCGCCGACATGGCGGCGGTGGCCAGCCGGAGCGTGGCGGAGACCTTCGAGAAGCTGAGCGACATCGGCGGGCTGATCTCTGACGGAATCGAGAGCGCCTTTACCGGGATGATCTCCACGGTGAAGAGCGCGGTAGGCGAGATCTGGAGCGAAATCACGGACATCGCCGCGAAGTCTGATAACTACCTGGACCTGGCGTCATTCCTGGGCGCGTCCGCCGAGGATGTGCAGAAATGGGACAGCGCCCTGAAGGCCACCGGCGGCGACCTGAGCGTTGTGACGAGCCTGATTTCCCGGCTGAAATACGGCGGGAAAGCGGACAAGATTACTGAATGGTTCGGCGTGTCCGATGTGAACTATGAAAATGACCTTGAGTACTTTCAGGCCGTCATGGAAAAGATGTACGAGCTGAAGGGAAAGATGGAGGACGGTACATGGGACAAGGCCATGTCCGACATCTTCGGCGCGAAGAAGGTGCAGGACGTGGACGGAGTCCTGTCAGACTGGAAAGACATCGTTGACGGGCTGGACAAGTTTGACCCGAGCAAGGGCGGCTTCGGACTGACGGAGGAGAAGATCTCCGACATGGCCACGCTGTCAGTTCAGGTAATGACACTGAAGGAAAGCTGGCAGAAGCTGAAGGAGATCGGCACGGTGCAGCTGTTCGGCAAGCTCAGCATGGACCTGACCAGCAACGCCCAGAGCATCCTGGACGGTTTCCTGAAGTACCTGAACGCGGACAACGACGCTGACAGGGACCAGGCGCTGAAACAGGTGGAAGACAACATCGTGGCGATGTTTGAAAAAGCGAAGGAAGCCATACTGGCCGGCGTGAAACTGCTGGATCAGGTAGCTGAAGACCTGAAGAACAGCGAAAACCCGACGGCCAAGGCACTGGGGAATATCCTGAGCGGCCTTGTGGACGCGCTGCAGTGGTTGACGGAAGACAACATGAAGAACGTTGTCAGCGCACTGGAAATCCTGGCGGCGTTCTGGGTTGCCGGCAAGGGTTTGGAGATGGGCAACAAGATCGCCAGCGTGGCGGCAAACCTGAAAACCATCCAGCTTTCCAAAATCCTGAGCAACGGCGGCCTTGGCGGGACTGCGAGCGCCGGACTGAGTGCAACCGCCACGGTGGACGCGGTGAGCGCGGCCATTGCCGGGAGCTCCGGCGGGCTGGCCACAGCCATTGTGAACGCACTGACCAGCACCACCGGCGTGATCGGTGTCGGCGTGATGATGCTGGCGCCTATGGTGGCAAAACTGTTTGAGCAGAAGACAGACGAACAGAAAAAGCAGGAGGAGATCGTTGAGGAGATCTCCAAGAGCCAGAGCCTGGACGACAAGATCCACACCGCTACGGTGAACGGCAAAACTGCCCTGCACAAACTGTTCGGACAGGATGACGGCGAAGAGGTACAGGCGCCGGGCAAATCATTCTGGGACCAGTATATTGACTTCCTCCAGAGCGGCCAGGAAAAACTGGACGGCATCGGAAACTGGCTTGAGGAACAGCACAAGATCCAGGAGGAAGCAAGCGATTATACCTACAATGACAGCTGGACCATTGAGGAAATCATGCAGGACCTGGAGCGCCGCAGGAACGAAGGCCAGAGCGAAGGCGGAAACAGCGGCAACGCTGACGGGCTGAGCAGGCAGGACGCCCAGAGCATGACCGGCGCGGTGAACCAGATGCCGGCGGCGGTGGCGCGGGCCCTGAGCGGCATCCGGGTATACATGAACGGCCAGGAGGTCGGCAACCTGGTGGCGCCCTATGTGAGCGCGGCCATCGCAACACGGATCAGCGGATAAGAAAACAGGAGGGTGAAGGATGATCCTGAAGAGAAGGGTTTCCCTGGGCGGCGTCCAGCTCGATTCGCTGGATAACCGGATCATCATCACAGGGATTGACCCGGCGGCTGGGCGGGAGAACATCTCCGCCACCGGCAACGCTGCCGGGAACGGCCAGCGGATTACCGGACGAAGGCGGGACACACTGGACGTGACGGTGAAGTTCACAATGAACATCAAAAACAACGACATGGCTGCCCGGGAGGAACTGCTGGAAAAGATCCTGGGATGGGCGGCCGGCGGCGGATGGATGCGGATCGGGAGCAGGCCGGGGCGGAAACTGCTGGTGACGCCGGCGCAGCTTCCCGGAAGCGGGGACATGTTCAACTGGGCCAGCGAGTTCACGATGGTCTTCCGGGCGTACAGCGTCCCGTACTGGATGGACGACGAAGCGACGGAGACCGGCGGCAACGTGGTGAGCTCCGGATCCTTCGGGCTGGAGGTTACCGGGAACACCCAGAGCGTGGCGGACCTGAAGATCGAGAACAAGAGCGGCATGACCATCAACAAGATCACGGTCTCCGTCGGCGGAAACCAGATGGTCTTCTCAGACCTGAACATGGGCGGGAATGACGTGCTGACAATCGACCATGCGCAGACAAACGAGAAGTTCTATTTCCGGGCGAAGATGGCCGGGAAGAGCGTGCTGGCGAAGCGGACAGGCGCAAACGACTTCTATGTGAAGCCCGGTGCGAACACGGTGACCTTCTCAGCGGACCGCGCCGTCAAGGTGACGGCCAGCGTGAGGGGGCGGTACTTATGATCGTACTGCTGAAACGCGGCAGCCTGGAAGCGAAAAACCGATTCAGGGCGGAGCGGTTCTCCCTGAGCCTGTCAGAGCGGCAGAGCACGGCGGTAATCACCATCGGACCGGAAGCACCGCAGATCAGCGTGGGAGACTGGCTGATGGATGAAGACGACCCGGGCGCCGGCATTGTGTGGCGGGTAAAGTCCATGGACATGGTCTATGAGACGGACACCCGGACACTGAACTGTGAGCACCTGATCAACAGCCTGAAGGACCGGATCATGTTCGGAGACGTGCAGCCGGGAAAGATGGCCGGGAACGACAAGGCGAAGGAGTGCACAGCGAAGCAGGCTGCCCAGTACGTACTGAAACAGCAGAGCGACTGGACGCTGGGCGACTTCGGGTACAACAAATCAGCTCCGTACAACTTTAACGGCGACGACCTGTTCAGCGCGCTGGAGACGATCAGCTCCAGCCTTTTTGATGCCTGGTGGAGCTATGACTTCAGCAGTTACCCTTTTAAGCTGAGCATAAAGAAAAAGAGCAGTTCCAATCCGTGCGAGATGCGGATGGACAGGAACATCCGGACGCTGAAAAAGACGGTTGACCGGACACGGATGTTTACCCGGTTCTACCCCATCGGCAAGAACAACCTGAAGATTCCAGGCAGCTACGTGGGCATGAACGAGAAGGCCTACGGCGTGGTGTGCAAGGTAGAGACGGACCAGAACCTGGACACGGTGGAGAAGCTGACCGCCTGGGCGGAGGAACGGCTGAACAACCACGCAGAACCGATTGTAACGGTGACGGTGAGCGGCATCGACATGAGCTGGGCTACCGGGGAGAGCCTGGACAGGCTGACACTGGGCAGGATGTGCCGGATGCCGCTGCCGGAGTTCGACACGGAGATAGACGAGCGCATTACCAAACTGAGCTGGAGCGACAAGATCGCGGACCCGGAGAGCGTGAGCATCACCCTGGCGAACCAGGTGGAGGATGTGGCGAGCATCATCAACAGCCTGCAGAAAGCCGGGGGAGGCGGCGGACGGGCCGGGGCAAAGAACGCTGAGGAGGACCATGCCTGGTTTGTGGACACAACGGACCATGTGGCGATGGTAGCTGAGGCGGTGGCCGGGGAAGGCGCTTCCAAGGACTGGAGCCGGGTGGCAGAAATCGTGGTTGACGGCAACGGCATCCACCAGCGGGTCACCAAGACCGAGGGCGACATGATTGACCTGCAGTCCGATGTGGAGCAGACGGAAGACCACTGGAAGGCCACGGTGGAGGCTATCGGAGAGGACGGCGTGATTGACGCCGGCACGATCTGCCTGGCTATCAACGAGAGCGGGAAGCCGGAAGCGACCATCAAGGCCACAAAGATCTACATGCTTGGTGAGACCATCGCAAACAAAATCAACGCGGAATACATTTCATCGCAGATTGCGAAAATGGCCTCCGTAACAGCAAAACGGCTGCACGTTACGCAGTCGATGGACGTTGACGGCGGAATCCGGGCAGGCGGGTACGGATACGGCAACAACAACGACCTGATGGACTGCTTTGTGCAGGTATCAAAGGAAGAATCCGGCGGGAATATCACGCTGAAATTCACCAGGGCAAACGGAAAGACGGCCGGAGAGGTAACTTTTAGCCGGGCCACTTCACTGAGCGGCGAATGGAGTGGCAATACGTGGAAGGTGACCGCAAGCCCGCAGGGAAACGAACTGTCCGTTATTCCACAGGTTCACCCGGTATCAAGTCAGGGCGGAAATTATGTTGACGTGTATGTCGGTACCACCAGCGGAAGCAGCTGGACAAACCACGGCAGCGCCACACGGCTGACACTGAGGAAAAGCGGCAACTATGTGCAGCTGGTCAACAATTCCGGTTCTGTTTTCGCACAGATTGAAATCTGATAAAGGAGGACGGCATGGAAACACTGACACTGAATGACGGCACTGTGTGGAACGGCAGCGTGCTCCTGAGCGGGCAGCTGTTTTTCTATGTGAACGGCATGACCATCAAACAGGTTTTCGACAAACTGATTAAACCGAACGTGTCCAAAAAGATCGTCTACACGGCATTCGGCAACAGTACGACATACAGGAACTATACCAAAGTAATCGCTGTGCGGGATGAAGGCAACGGCCTGATCACCGCCGTGATGGATATTCCGTAACAGAAAAGGAGTGAACAGGGATGGCGGTTGTGACCGGGTTCTATTTCGACACGGCGACCGGGGATATTACCATGCACGCCGGCGACACCGGAAGCTGTAAGTGGCACATCAGCCGGAAGAGCGGGGACGCATGGCCGGACACGGCACGGATGCTGTGGACGGTGACGAGTCCCCAGGGCGAGATTGTGATGCAGCGGATTTACCGGCTGGATGACCAGTTCGACCTGGGTGACGGCTGGGTGTTCATGGAGTTCCACAACGATGACACGGACAACTGGAACAGCGGGACTTATTCCACCGAGATCCGGGTTGATGTAACGCCGGTCTGGGACGGAACGCCGAGCACGGCACGGTGCGTGGATGCGCTGGCGACAGGAGCGGCAAGGATGATC